TACAACATCGCCATGTGTGAGTATTTTACCGTTGTAAAAGGGTGTATTAAAGTAGATTGATTTGTTGAATTCATCGGAACCACTGCTCAACTTTAAAACAAACGCATCGACACCCTGGAGATTAAGACTACCCGTTTTCAAAGAATTAGACGTAGAGTGTACATTGTTTGGTGGAAGACCTAATACATCGTGTGGTGTCGTATTAGACGCATTTGACATGTATCCATTCTCTCCTCCATAAAACGCGAATGTGAAATCGTTTGTTAGGTTACTTATGTTTATATCATTCGTGGTGGCTAAATACGTGGCACTATCTATGATATCGGAGTGTTGTACAAGATTACTCGCCAATTCTGCGCCGTCATAGTTACCATTTGGTAAAGTGATGGTTTCGCTGTACGTCGCCGTATTCATTGTAAACGTGTTATTCCTGTCGTGTATGAGCAATTGACTATTATGTATACGAGCCGATATAAGTTTTATTTTCGATACATTGTACACGGGATTTTTTAAGAAAACTGTGTAATCACCTGAATCGTGGTAAAGTATGGGGTCTCTATCACCACTATCTATATCTAAGGTATGGACCTTCATTAAAATATGCGTATAATATTTTAATGAGTGTATTACTCTAAAATAAATTGAATTTAGCACAAGTGGTGTGCGTATGGGTTGTTCATGAGCTGTCTCTTGGCGACGCCGAGACCCGCCTGAGATGCATGTGGGTTTTGCTGACCCTTGTACGCATTGAGATCGTGGTACGAACTGTTCGAGTATTGTTGCATCCAACCACCGGACAATGGATTCACGCGACCGTCGACACGAGTCGTATCGGAACGAGCCGACGTAAGCATACCACCTTGATTGAGTGGACCCGCTCTGACGTTCATGCGACCTGGGTTGGCCGAACGGTTCGCCTTACCACGTCGCTCATCTGGGCGGAAACCATAACGGGCGAGTTCTTCGGGCGTGTACGACCTGCTTCCACCGATGGCGACCTCTGGCGACTCAAGATAACCGTGAGCATAACTGCTAACACCTGGTTGTGGCTGATTCGCGTACTGATATTGTTCCATGTTACCATCCTTCTTGTTACGAGTTGGATCTTGGGAGATGGTTTGCGCAGAGATGAATCTCTTCGCTGGGGCATTGCTAAGGGTATCGGTTCGTAGACCGGTTTGTGCTCGGTTGGTGGTTCGCTTAGTGCGTTCGTGGCTTCCACGTGGAGTGCGACCCGAGAATCCTTGTGATTTTCCGAGCGCCATTGGAAGACGGTCGGGCAAAAATGTAGTCGTTTCTGGTCGGTTATTACCTATGGCACCCGCGATACCACGTCGACCACCAGAAACATCGGCGGCGGGGCCAGTTCTGCCGGGCAAGGTAGTGAGCCTGTAAGCACCGACATTTTCTGGGTTCACACGCAAAAGTTGCTGGTAACCACCGTAACTTTCAACCGATGGGTCCACGCCCAAACCTGGACCAACGAGTCTCTTCTCCACTGGCGAGACGTTGTTCATTCGGTTGTAGTCATTCATTCGGTTTCGCATATTCAAAACCTCTTGTCCACTCGATCTCAATTGTGGTGCGACAATTCCCAAATTATCGACGGATGTCTTTACTGGCTTCAAATTTTCAATTGGGCGTTCTTTTACTGGCTCTATCTTATACGTTGGTTCGATCGTAGGAGTGCGAGCGGGAGCACCCTGTTCTGGTGTAAGAGTATAGGTTTCCTTGGGTTGACTCAACTTTCGACCCACATACACAAGACCTGCGATAGCTGCTACAGATATTGGATCAGCCATTCTTATTTCTTATTGATATTTTTATTTACGTATCTTTGGTTAAACATTCCATTTTGTATTTCGGATCGAGTACTCATTGGTTCGTAACTAATAGTACGAAGAGGCAACTTGCATTCCATGTTTTGCAATGGGAACAAATTTTGTTCGTACGTCTTCGCGAGAACTCTGTTAAATCTCGTTGTAGATTGGGGTCTGAGTTGATCGCTCGTTTCGATGAATTCCGCTGGAGCACCCTTTCCAGCCATGAATGGCGCCGTACCATACAACATGGTGTTTGGGCGACTCGAGCCATTATTCAACGTACTGGGCTGAGGGTACACAAACACTTCGTCCGTCGCGCAGTTCACTGGAACAGCTGGGTTCTCGACTATACTAAGACCTGGCTGCAACTGGTAAGCCATTTATTATTAGATAAGATTTATTTATCTAGGCATGAGTAAAACCATGCATGCCACTACGCTTGTCGCCACTTGGGTCAAGACCCGCAAAAGCATCGAGTTGAACTCCTCTCGCATTTGGGTTACACATGGTTCCATCCGACTTGCACATTGGGGCACCCTTCTTACCATACAATAATTCGGCAAATGCAGTTTGGTCACCTGGAACAGTGGTTACTGGACCGGAAACAAATTGACGGGAAAATGCATTTTGTTGGTATTTTGGAAGGGTCGCCCGAGAACGAGATTGACCATATTGAATGCTACCGGTGATAAAAGAGTCAACGTCCGCTTTCACGGTTTCTTGGCTACACGCTCGATACCTATTTGGTTCATCTCCCATGAGAACATTCGCCATTGGGTTATCACGGGTTGGCAACTGACACGAATTATTGACACCTTCGTAAAACTCGGTTCCACCGGTGGGACATTCCTTCACCATGCCAGCCTTATCCATAACATAAAGAACACCCAACGCAGTTCCGGCCAATATAAAGATTCGCACGTCGCGCTTTATCAAGTAATGAATACACGCAGCGTAGATTATGAATCTCGAACCAGCATTCACGCGTTCCGCTGGGGATTGGGCACTCGATGGCCAAAATTCAAGTATCTTTTTATCATCAACGAGATGTTTAGGATCTCTAAACCAAGAGCTCATTTAATATATATCAGTTTTATTTTTTCAAGATACCCCCGAGCATCCCCTGCATGGTCTTCATAAGGGCAGCCTCGTCGATGCCACCTTCTTGACCTTCGAGCTTATCGGCGCATTCCTTCGCCACCTTTTCAATCATAGAAAGAGTGTCTTCTGGAATAGAACTGATGGTAGTCCCGAGCATGTACAACGTCTGAACGTATTGCCACACGGCATCCTTGGTCTGTTGAGACACAGACGCCCACTTCTCTTCGAGCTTCACATCCTTCAAGAAATCAAGATTCTTCGCTTCGTTGAGAAAGAACGTGTCATCCTTCGCGGAAATCTTTTCGGCGAACGGCGTAACACTGGCCATGAACCCGTCGATCACGAGCCTTGGGTTGGACGTCCGCATAATTTCGAAGCCCGACATACACTTCTTGATACCCTTTTCTTCTGGAAACGTCTTGTGAAGTTCCGCAAGAAATTGGCCCATCATATCATTGAACGCAGTTACAGAACTCATGTTTACTGTAATCATTACTTACCTACTCTTTAAGCGAATGGTTCTGTTGATATGGTTTCCTTACCTCCTATACCATTTGATACTATGAAAAAAACGAGAATCGCATTTAAAAAAGCTGGTTTTGAATAGGCGCTCGCTGGGAGCTTTCCTTCGTTATTGAGCTTTGACTTGAGATGGATGTATCCAGCCGTGATTATACCCGCCACGATGGCGGCCCACGCTGGATCTCTTAAATAGTCTTCGAACTCCATTTAATTATAACCAACTTTTTTTGCACGGGTTTCTGATGCGTCTGGGAACAACACGTCATCATCTTCTTCCTCTTCTGGTGGTTGCCCGGTAGTGGAAATTGTCTTGAATTCATTATCGAATGGAGAGCTCTCTGTCTCCATTTGCTGTGGTTCGCCCATGGGTGGTCCAGCTTCGGCCATGGGTTCAGCTTCACCTTCGGCCATGGGTTCGGCTTCACCTTCGGCCATGGGTTCGGGTGGACCCATTTCTGGTTCCGCTGTGGGTTCTGGCTCTTGGTATTCGTCGACGAATTCTGGGTCTTCGGCGTCTTCCGCTTCGCCACCGACGTCTATGTCTTCAGATTCATTATTCATGTACGTTTGAAGTATTTGTTGAACTGGGATGAGTTCACGAACCGATGTTTCGATCACCACACTGAATCGCTGGAACAACTTTTCATCACGTGCGTGTTCATTTTGACTCTCGGTAAAGATGTATGGATCTTTGTAAATATCCTTGGCGATGTTATTGTAACACGTTTGAATGAATGTTTCATTTGTGGGCAATTTAAGAGAAATCTTCTTGTTATCCTTACCGAGACGCACAGACGAAAGAATCTTTACGCAACTCACGAATACGGCGGCGAGAAGATCGTTAAACCAAGCACACCTGTTCGCGATGTTATCGGTGTGTTGCTTAGACATGCCCTCGTTCCAGTTGGGAACTTCTTTGAGAAGTTTTTGGAACATGATGAGAACTTTACGCCCCTTGGACATGGTGTACGCTTCTTCGAAAATTTTATCAAATGTCTCGATCATAACTGGACACATCAAATGGGACAATTGTCCCAAATATTCCCGCTTGGCTTCTACGAGCACATTGAGGTTATCCATTTATGATAGAGTGAAATTTTTTTACGTGCCTTTTCCCGCATTTCCCCTGTACTTATTCGCTACTTTCTTTAGGTTTACGAAAGATGGAAAATCTCCAAACTCTTCTGTGAGTATCTCTTCCTTGGGTTGTGGTGTTGATTTTTTCTTTGTTGTAGTCCATGATATGTATAATTCATGTTCACCCACGATACGCGTGATAAATCCACCTAGATCGAGTTGTCGTTTTATATAATGAAGAGCCTTAATTCTATCAAACGCTGGAAAACCAACTACAAACGATGGTATGGATACAAGTAGGAATTTGTTTCCGAATTCAGCACTTTGTCTAACTTTTTTTGATATCTGTTCGTATATTTTGACGTAAGTTTCCTTACGCAATTTATTACGTTTTTCAGCTATCTTTGATATCTCATTGACACTGATCATTAAATTACTCTAACGAAATATTTTCGGCGATTTTAGGGCGACCGTACATCTCGTCGGGAGTTCGTATTTTCTTTTCCACGAGTGGTGTGTTCTTGATGAAATTAATGTGATTCTCTCTGATTTTATCAAAGTCTTCAAATTCCCGGATTTCCTTATCAGTGGTAAATATGGTGTCAGACGCGGGTTTTTGTGTGTCGAGTGGCTGTGTTCTGAGAGACACGACAACCACGAGTGGCTTCGAATCGCTCACCTCTTTCATGTATTTCGCGATGATGACTTTAGTCACGTCAATCTCACCGGTCTGTTCGTCAACGAATTCTATGGGAACGTCCTTGAGTGTCTGGTTCAGATCACTTTGAGACACACCAAGCGTTCGCAGAGTGGCTTGCATGTTGAGATCGTTCCAGTTCACACTTTCGGGATCATTCATGATTCGGACGTCAGAGGACACAGCGAATGCAAATGGGAACCCATCGCGGTGCTTAAGAACCATAAAACGACACCTGTACACTTCATCACCAGTTTCACCGTGTTTATATTTACGAACTTCGTGTGTGTCTATGATGTAGGTGCACAAACCAGTGATTTCTTTTATACGTTTATTAACGGAAAGTACGATTTGTTCCATCACATTGTTCGAGACCTTCACGTTTTGGAGTTGTTCGTATTGACTGAGATCCAATACACCTTCATCTATTTCGGGTGCGGTTTGTTTAGGGGTAAACATCTCCGCCCTGGACATGAGGAAAAGAACGAGTATGACAACTATAAGCAATGGTACCCACTTGCGACTCATTATTACTATACCCTCACAAAAATTTTATGTGGTGCGTCCGTATGACTTAAAGTTTTTACACGTTTATTTCAATAGATGTCTCTCTTGATATATAGTCCAAAGTGTAGTCATAGTCTGGATATCATCGACTACATCAAGAGACGACCACAAATTTCCCAACTCGTCAACTATCATAACGTAAATACACAGGGTATACCTCCTCAATACGCACATAAAATAACACGCGTTCCAACCCTACTCACGAAGAATGGTAAATTTCTCGTCGGAAACGAAATCAAAAATTGGCTCGAGTCTCTCTTACCAAACAACGATATAGGCTCGTGCGATTTTGGTATGTGTTCCATGACGACACTCGATGGTGAAAACAATTCGGACATGTTTGGTCTCGATGATTATGGGCGTAGTTTACAGCCACCCATGACCGCTGAACTCGAAGAAAAGATAAACCGTGACGTATCACAGACCTATAGCAATAATATAAAGAATTAAAACGAAGGTTGGTCAGGTATAATGAAACTCGCTACCATACAGGCGAGTGCTATAAAATCCACGTTTGAGGTACTCAAAGATATACTCAATGACGTGAATGTGTATTTTAAGCCCGATGGGTTATATGTAACCACACTTGATACGGCTCGAACGTCACTCGTGGACATGTTTTTGTCTGCGGACAATTTCGAAGAGTATTCGTGTGAAACTGAGATTGTCGCGGGTATAAACGTGACGAATACGTTCAAGTTACTTAAATCTATTACAAACAATGATGTGTTGATGATGAGCATAGATTCAAGAGAATACATGAACATAGAAATTCATAATGAGACGAAGAAGACGTGCACTAAATTCGCTCTCAAGTTACTTGATATTAACGAAAACCAAATTGAGGTTCCGGATATGAATATGACGACTGTGACACCGATGCATTCGATTGATTTTCAACGAATTTGCCGAGACATGTACAACATAGGCACGGATATTGAAATCACGCGGAATGGTACCACATTCAGGCTCAAATGCGAAGGTGATTTCGCCAATCAAGAAACTGAAATTCAATGTACGGAAGAGAGTCCCAATATATCTGGTGTGTATTCCCTTCGGTACATGAACATTTTCACCAAAGCCACGAACATGTGTTCAACGGTACAAATCATGCAAGAAGAACTGAATAGGTTCCTCATACTCAAATACAATGTTGCTAATTTGGGTGATCTCAAGTTTTACCTTGCGACTAAATCACAGTCAGATCAGTAATGTTCCCTGTAATTGTACTCACGATTTTTACCCGCCCAAATAAGTTTCGTAGTTTTATAGCTGGATACATAGTCTTTAGTGTATCCATATCGTAATATAACATATCGCTTATCTTCACATTTTCACCATGAAAATCACCTCTTGGACCCGCGTATCGTTTAATTTTTCTGAGTATGTCTTTCACTGGTTTATCGTCCGCGTCGACTAGATGCGCTGATACAATTGGT